AATCAATTTTACCATCTTCTTTGGGCATGTTTTGGATGACTTCTTCTTGGTTTGATCTTGCCCAGTCAGTAACTTGATTGGCTAAACCGGGAATATCAGCACCATAAACGCGAGTTTCAGGCATTCCAACATCTTGTCCGTCATCATAGCGCGCTGGCTCATCTGTATCGTAATATCTAACATGACGGATACGTGTACGAGAGATTGGCTCGATATCAAATCCAGCCCCTCCATATCTTGCATCGTCAGCAAATATCTCACCTTCTTGGATTTCTTGCTCTGCACTGTCTATATTGCCCGTATTTGTGTTTGTAAGCAATTCTTCTGTCTCTACCACATAGGCAACCGCCCCATGTCCCTGCGCTTCGGCTACAGCGCACTTATAGTACGATTGATAGGCATTTGCACGACTAGCAGGAGAGTGGCAAGAGGTAATATTGTCAAAATCACTCATTCTGAGCACATCTATCGGATGTCGAGTGATAATAATGGAAAATTTGTCACTATCAAGCTCATTAATGTTCTTTTTGATGTATCCGGCGTTCTTTTTCCAATATTCGCCGTGTTGAGTGGCTATTTCTTCTAGATCATAACCAGCGGGTCCAGCCACACCAGGAGCGGGGATATATAATAGAATTTGTTGACTTATCCGCTTATAATCTTCATTTTTTTGAAATTCTGGGTCATTTTTGGCTATTTCTTTCTTTTTTCTTGCTAAATCTGCTATTTTGACAAACAATTTGCCAATTTTCATCTGAAACTTCTTAATTTTCTTCTTTTCTGGGCCACCGGTAAGAGAAGCAACGAAATCTTCAACCCTTGTTACTTCTCTGGTCGCAGAAACCATACCTTTCTCCCAATTTACATCATATTCTTGTGTTTCAAAGAATTTTGCGAACTTTCCAAGCTCTGTAGACGGATCGGTGGTTGGAAATGGTATAACAGCCCGCATTTTGCCGCTAAAAAGGTCGTTTAGGGGCAGATTTGCTGGGTCGAGATCATCCAGTACGTCCTCAAGTGCTCGCATCTCGTCTTCGGTGACTTCTCGGAGCACTTTTTCGTTGACAGGGACACAATTGGGCACATTTCTGCCACCTTTCTTTTTCATTCCTTTTTGTGTATAGCCGTCCCAACACTTTTCTTGTAAAATATCAAGCAGCGCCGTGGTTTTAGCTAAAATTTGTTCATCATTTAACATTTATTTTCCTGACTGCCTCTTTCATCGACTTAGAACCGCGACATTTCCACTTTTTACGGGACAGTGCATTAGCACATGGGGGGTTTTTGCACTTTTTAATCTTTGCTGAGCGCGCACAGTACGCATCACCCTTCTTTGTGCCAGGTCTAATGCGATCTCCGCCGCCTTTTGCTTGCCCTTTTTGCCCAAATGAGCGGCATTTACCATCTACACGCTTAGCGAAGCGCTTTCCTTTGGAGGGTTTACAGGCTTTCTTCTTTTTTTCGTCTAAAACTTGAGCCAATTCATCTTCAATCATAATATCAAGAGACTCTTTCTTAGAATTACCCCAATTAGCAGCACCAACCTTGCGGCATTTAACCAAAGCACCGGAAGCATATGCACTTGGCCATACTTTATAACGAGACTTCACCTTATTATAGCATGCATCTTTCTTACCTTCTTCTTCATACAGATTATCTGAGAGACCTTGATACATTTCTTTGACCATAACAATTATTTTTTCATTATTTTTGCCATAAGTTTCGCAAGGATCATTCCCACAACCACAGTTCATGCCCCCACCTTCCTCTAATTCTTTATCGTCAGTCTGGTCAAGGATTTTGTCAATCTTATCTGCTTGCCCTTTGTGCATCTTTGAAGCGCCACGTAGCTCACCAGAGATCTTTTCAAGCTCTTTTTCGTGCTCTTTTGTATGTGTCTCAGCAACCACAGCTTCTATTTCTTCTTCAATTATTTGATGCAAATCCATTTTATATAATTCCTCATTTTTAAATCCTTTGCAAGCGCTTGGAGTAGGTCTACATCGTGGTTTTTTTGATCTTGTCTCGCCGTCAGAACGTCCGCAAGGTTTACATTTCCCATCACGGCAAGTATTACAATCAACCCAGCCACCTTTTTTGCCAGGAGCCCCTTTGCGTTTAAACCAATCACCTAAATTATTCTCCGAACTCGGTTTTTTGGTTAGTTTACGCTTTTCTTCATCGATATTTCCGTATAAATCATTCATTTTTAGACATTTCCAAAGCTTTCTCCAATAAATAGATCGGAATTTCACTATTGGTAATGTCTTTTATCTCATTAATCGTCGCCCACCTATAATCATCGTGTTCAACTTGACCGGTTTTTGGATTAGGAATGTTAATATCAACGTCCCCAGACCATTTTCTAGTTAAAAAATAATATTTTTTTGGTTTAGCTTCTCCCAAATAAATCAAATTTTCTACAAGACAGACTAAATCAGTCTCTTCCTCAAGCTCTCGGCTGGCCCCATATTCAATAGAACTATCACTCTCATCTATGTGACCACCTGGGATAGTCCACATGCCTGCACGCTCATCAATATTTGAACGCCTGATAATGAGAAACCGTTGCTTATCATCAAGACATGCAACGATTCCCACTTCTTTTAATTCATCTTCTGTTAAAAAGGCTTTCCAACTCATGGCTTATCTACATGCTCGGGGCTTTTCTGACAAACCATTACATAAAGTAGTTAGTGCGAGATCCATATTTAAGTTTTGTATCGGAGAAACCCAAATCATGTTTTCCTGTACCTGCGGCACTCCGGCGGGTCGCTCGATATCAACTGCCCAAAGTACTCCTATAATTTTACCGTCATCGTCATAGATAACTGATCCACTACAACCGAACCAACCATAGGTCTGTAGAATAATTTGGCGCCCTGCTTCTGGATGAGTCTCGAAACCTGCGACGTGTCCTCTAAAGCTTAATAAACTGTGCCATGAGGGATATCCGGAATATGCAATTGTCTGTCCTATATCTATTAATTCAGTTCGTGGCCTCCATCGCATAGCGTTAGAATGGTCAAACTCGCTTGGCAAATATAATAAAGACATATCATGTAGAGGATCTTTATATATTAATACTGCCATCCTGCGTTCGGTCTCTGAAGTAATTAAATACGCCCCTCCAATTTCACCATCTGCCACATGGTGAGCGGTCAAGACTAATTGTAGTCCCTTATAATTAATAAGTCCGCCGGTACCATGCCCTCTGCCTGAAACTACTCTAACCGAAGCATTTCTGACTCTTCTTTCGTTTGCGCTAAGCGAATTACTTATTTGTGTTGTTACATTAGGGTTAATAGTTTGTGCCGGTACCGGTGACGCCGACGTTACAGTAGATAATAGTGCCAATACACACAGTAATATTTTTTTCATTTTTGGTTCTCTCCTTTAAAAACTAAGAATCGAGTACCCAATAACGCAATATTAATCACCGATAAGAAGGCTAAGCCAGTCGAACCATAAACAATACCGACAATAAAGATTCCGATATTTACGCCAATGGCAGCGTGGCAAAGCGATGTAATTATTTTTTGCAAGAGAGTCCCTCGTTATTAATTAGGGACGCGCATTGCAATTTGAAATTATTTCCACCCCGGACACCAATAATGGAATAACTTCCCCTGTTTTTAATAGATATACCGCAACTTCGGGAAACATTTTTGTTTGGATCCAATTACCTGTCGGACTGTTGACTATTAAGTCACTATTAACAACGACGCCGTATATTGGATGACGTGCTCCAAGCCGGTCAGGGACATAATAATCTCTTTTAACTCTAACTAAATCACCTATTTGCGGTGGTACTATGACGTCGCTATCTGTTCTTTCATCCAAGCAATTGCGTCCTTATGAGTATTAAATCGTTCGGAAAGTCCCTCAACGTATTTATTGGTTCCAGATTCCAGCGCGGCCCACTGCCAATTCCAGCCGGTTTCCTTAGCATATATAAGTCCACCACTAAGACTTCTCTTGGTCCTGATATTTTTTCTTCTGATTATGGCTGATAATACGACACCACGAGCTAAATTAAACTGCTCCTCGGGCGATACTTCAACACGATCTTGGTCTACGGAAGCATCAACAACCCTAAACTCGAATTTTTTTATTTTTTCACCGTGCCTTTTGACTAAGCCCTCAAGTTCAAGTTGGTTAAATTGTTCAACTGCCTCTATTTGATCTCCGTCATATGTAAAAGTGTGTAGCGGGGCTTTTGCTCTCTTGCCACTTTTAAATAATTTATAAACATTCCATTTAGAACTCATGGTTCCCTCCGTCTGCTGGATAAAGTGTTAGCATGCCGACAACAATTGAAAGTTTCATTCCTTCTTCTTCGATTATTGTCGACATCGGGACATTTGTAGGGTCTTCCGCATAACGGTCAATATTCTTTATCCACTTTACGTGCCAAAAATACATGTCATCATATATCATATCGATGCGTCTTTCACGCTCGATTAATAATGCTACGAACCCAGTAGTCTCATCAACTATTAAATCTCCTACTTTTAATATAACACCTTTTAGCGCAGATTGCAAGTCCATAATACAATTAATTCCGTTTTTCTACTCTAAAGGTACCAGTTCTAATTAAATTACATAAACCTTCTTCAGTATACGGTTGATATCTAGTTCTAATGACTTTGATGCTTGGGTTAGAACCAGTCCAATATATTTCCCAAGCCCATAGGTTGATCTCTAAACCTTCGCCCGGAGCTTGTAATTCGTCAGATAAACTATATCTATCCACCAACAACCCAATGTCGCCGGTGGCTACATCGACGACGATGTCACCAATTTCTAAATTAATATCCACATAAGTAAGTAGGGAATATTACTATCGAATCGACTGTCTAATCTCTTGAGCGCGAATGCAGGCTAAAATATGGTCCTCAATTGATCGATCAGGCGACAGATCTGTATTAATTACACACACATTATTTGGAAGAATCAGCGCCGGAATAGGGGAACGGTCGACCACAGGCTCATCCGCAATTGCCGGCGCCACACCAGTATATGCCGGTCGATTGTAGGTTGGTCTCGATTCGCGCCGATTTATTCGCGCCAAATTTTCATCGCTATTTTTTTCTTCGGTAGAATTTTCCGTATTGGTGTCAGTCGCATATGAAACCGCAGTATTATCCACATTTGCAGCCCAAACGCCGCATGCAGACAATACAAAAATTCCTATCAAGTATTTCATCACTTTTCTCCGCACCTTAAAGCGCAATAATTAGTCCGTTTATTTGTTAATAACCACATAATGACCGGTGTTTTCCCACCGAACCCAGACACCTTTACCGAGCTTTGGGTAATTGACGTACATCATGCCGGTTTGCTCATCGACTTGCATAACAAACCCAAGAGACCGGTCGCGTCTATACGAGTCTTTAATCCAAGAACCGGCGCCGGCCGACGAATTGATAAGCTTATTGTCGAGTATCAATTTAAACCTTAATCCGATCGATGATATATGGATGATGGAAAGAAAGGTCTTTGTACAATTTCTTGATGACCTTCTTAGCAATTTCACCGATATCCGCTTTGGTGTCTTTAGACTTAAGTGCAGTCGCAAGCTCATCCGCAAGCAGCTTTTTCAACTCACGCTTAATACGCTTATCTAACTCCGTACCGATTAATTTCTTGATATCGGATTTATCAGTTGAAGATAGCGCTTCGTTAATAGTGACGACGATGTATTGTTTGGAAACTTGCATACTGTAAATAGTCTATATTATACATTATACACCAGTTCGAGGTGATTTGCAACATGATTCGACGCAATTTCGTCTTTTAGCCAATATACGCTGTACGTGTGATAGATGTTATCATCCACCCTAACCACAATGCCCACACGCTTATGCTGCACAAATGGCGCATTGCTGGTATATCCATATGGGTTACCAGCATAGCCGATATAATACACCAAGTCCCCAACAACAAACTGCATCAGTGTATTACGCCCCACCGCAGTATTCTCTACGTACGGTCCATGAGCGGTTTAGTCGCTTTTTCCACCAACAGCAAATGGTCACCATTGAACAATCCCTTTGTAAACTTACTAACAACTAACGGATGGTTAGTCCATACAACTAAATACTCACAATTGGCAAACGTTTCTATAACGATGCCCACATATCTACCAAAGTCTGGTGCGCCTCTGGCTATGCTAAACCGGAACTCTGGTGATAGGGT